CTGTGCTAACGTCACTCTTTGTGACATTGAGAAAATATTTGGGTCTGCAACAGGTAAAACATCTACTCTGTCATCAAAATCTGCTTGTTTAATTGTTCTTTCTCCACCATAAACATCATATGGATACTCTGGAGGTAAATATTCTGAAATTACACGTGATAAAATCTTAAATTCTTGTTTCATAGCGTAGTATAAACGCTTATGAATCGCTGACATTACCCTTGCCCCTCTTTCTAAGAGTGCAATTGTTGTTCCCACAGCCCTATTTTGAGCATCTTCACCCATTTGCATATCTGCAATACCAGCAAATCTCTTTCCAGCATCTACGCAAAAACCTAAAAGTTGAAATAAAGTAGTGCTTGGCTCTTTAAAAGGTAATAATTGGAATTGATCTCTAATGTTTCCACCAGGTGCATCCACATCTCTGAACTCTCCAGGTTGAATTGGTTGATCATCATCTCTAATTCTCATGCCTCTAGCCTTAAATCCTGCTGGTAAGTTAGCTAAAGTACCTGCATCAAGTAGTTGTCTTAACGCAGAAGTTGCTGCAGTGGATAATCCCCCTATCATATGAATTAAACCAAAGCCATAAAATCCTAAACCTGGTAAAAATTTATAATGTACAAAGTAATTTATTTTCTTTGCAAGTGGATCGTTCTCTCTATAATTTCTAATAATTCTTAAAATCTCTCCTGAGTTTTCATCTAACGTTACAATGTATGGAATTTTTATTCCTTCTTCTGAATCTTCAATATCTAAATCAACATGCATTTCTAAAATTAATCGTTCATCAGTGGATTCAGATGGTTTAGAAACTCCTTCTAATCTATTGTATTGATTTTTAATATCCGATTGTTTACTTTCAGGTTCCTCTAATTCAATATCTCTATAAATACCTGCAACTTGATTTTTTCTAACTTGATTGTCTGACATTCTCATAATGTAAGTAACTCTTTCACAGTCAGATAAATCTGATGCGTAATATGGAACAACTAAATCTTCCGCTGGCACAAATTTAGACACCGCTCTATCCATTACTTCATCATAATTAATTTTTTTAAATGCAGATCCTGCAAGTGGAAGCATAAATAATAACTGATCAAACTCTGGAGTGTATTCCTCCATCTTTTCCATCAACATATAGTTCATGAATTCTTTAACTCGTTCTGCTTGATCTTCTCGTTCTATACTTCTCTTACCAACGATCTGTGTTCTTACTGGGCCATCTGCAGGTAATAATTCTTTATAAGCTTGTGCTTGAAATTGTGTTACCGCTTCTGCTAATAACGGATGAGTTACTCCTGAAGCACCTTGAAACGGTTTAGTTTGTTGAGTATATTTAAATCCTAATAAGTCTAAACCTTTAATATAAGTTTGTTCCCAATCTTTTCTAGTTTCTTTATCGTTTTTATAATCTGAAATAAGTTCATTAGACAAATCTTGCAATTGTCTTTCATCCATATCTTCAGCTAAATTTTTATAAAAATTTTCTGCCATCACTTCTTCAGCTACTGGCTCTTCTCCTTCGATAATAACTTCGGGAGCCTCTTTATCTGTGACTGCTAAATCTTCCTGTTCCTGTAATGAAATATCTTCTTCTGCCATTGTACTAGTTTACCAAATAAATTGTTACTTATAAAGGCTTAAACACATTTTCTATAAATCCGCCTTCAGCTTTATAGAGTTTCATAGGCTTATTTAACATATCTGGAGAAATACGCAAGGCAAACATGTTAACATAATTAGCTGGATCTTCTGCAGCAATATACTCTACTTTTCCACCAGTTCTTTCAGCAAATCGTTCTGCCTCTTTTTGAGTTTTAAAAGAAGCTGCATGATGCTCATTGTAATACTTCTCAATGACATCTCCTCTTCGATCTTGTGTACCATCGTATCTACTTACTTCATTAGATCTTACTACTTTATAAGGATTATTAGGATTAGATTTACTTACTTGAATAATCTTAGCTTCTGTCTTGTATTGTTTAGCTAGTTTTCTCATAAGTTCAGGTAGAACTGCTTCTCCTTTTTTAAAAGCCCCTGCACCATTAGAGAAACCATACGTTAATTGATTACCAAGAACAGCTCCATTACTTCTAGATATATATTCTACAGGAACCACGGATACCCATTGAGCTCCATCATCCGCTGCTTCTTTAATTACTGTTTTAAGTGCAAGATCGGTATAGTTTTTATTATTATAAAAAGGTAAGTAAGCTGTTTGATTAGCTTCATTGACTGCAGAAGATCCTCTTCGTATTACATTCGATTGAGATTTTAAAGTATTAAAAGCTTTATGCATTTGAAACAATTCATCATCTGTTGCATAAATCCCTTTCTTCATAATCTTATCAATTAGGTCTCTTTGTGGTTGTAGGTTAGATGCAAGTAATCCAGTTTCTGTTTCTCTACCATATTTATTAACTCGAGTTGCACCTGCTTTCACTTGATCAAAAACTTTTTGTTGTATGTCTGCTTGAACTTCATTAATAGAAACTACTTTTGCACCTTGGGGTGTATATCTGGTACCATACATAGCATGTACTATAGGATACTTACCAAAATTATGACTTCTATCTAATACATTATCTTTATTAATCGTATCTGGTTTTCCTTTAAACTTCCAAACAAACTCTCCTGGATTTTCTTCTCCTAGCATTCTATAAGTTCCATATTCAGAATTGGTTGCATGTACAGGAACATTTACTCCTGATCTTCCTTTAACAGCACTCGTGATACTTTCAGATACTCCATTTACAGTTCGGATAGCATTGTTTACTATTCGTTTGTCGATGGGATCACTTAACTGTTGTGAAAGATTCTTCAATATCGATTTCATTTCAGAAGAGTTAGCACTTAAATTAATATTGTTTAAATTATATTGAGAGTTTACTTGATTTCTAATATTACCTACCAATTCTCTTAACTGTGCAATTTTAGGTGCGGCTAATGCAGTTCCTGTTTCATCTAAATATTTTGTCTCTAACATTTTAGCTACATCTTCAATTCCTTTATTCAAATCATCTACATCTCTTCCAATACCAGAAGGTGTTTTAAATTTTTTAAGTTCTAATTCATTAAAAGGATTTTTCTTTACTTGTCTTAATAATAAATCTTTATTAACGGTTAAGTTCATATCTTTAGCAGTCTTTAATAATCCTCCTACTAAATTTCCAGACTTATCGAAGTGAGCCATGTTCGTGTCAAACAATTCTTCTAAATCAATAGATGCAGATCTACCATCAGGATATTTTACATTCTTCTTAGAACCTATAAATTTAATCCAATCATCTGCGGAAGCTGCTTCTTTAGGAAACATTTTAATTTGATCATATAAGGCTGAACCAAATTTTAATTGAGGGTCTTTATAATCAAATGCTTTAGCCGCATCTTCTTTCAACAACATATCTCTGTCATTTACTAATGGTTCTATTTGCGGTTGTTTTTTAACCACTTGATACTGTACTTTAGGAGACTTAGTTAATGCGGTAATTCCTTCTTTAGGAGCTGGTAATAGCTTCGGCATCAACTGTTCGTTGGCCGCTGTCCGTGCAGCGTTTTTCTCGGTTACGGTAGAGAGAGCACGTGCTATCTTACCTACATTCCTGAATGGTCGTAGGAAAGGAAGTACTGCCACAGCACCAAACCCGAGCAACGTACCAAGGCCAGCGGACTCGTCTTTTTGTTCGACTAGTTTCTTTTCCACATCAGCCATTACTTCCAACCTTTTTTAGCTAGTTTAGGGAAACCTTTAAGCACTCCTCCTGATGAGAATCTTTTAATAATAGATAGGTTTAAACTTTTTCCTTTGTAATCTCCTTGTTTACTCTTAGATGCAGAAAAGTTAATACTTCCCTTTTCGTTATCTATACCAAGGTTTACAGTAGTATCTTTAGAACTAGGAACTGGGCCTTGTTGCGTAGAATTATAACCAGTAGTTCCTTTAGAAATAGTAGCTCGAATATCTCCGATAGAAGTGTTTTTCACACCTCCGATTTCTATTCCTTTTCGTAATGATTTATTTTCTTCAGCCATGGCTTATTATACCACCCTGATGTTCTTAAATCCTCTTTGAGCTATTCTAACCCCTCTTACCTGCCCACCTCTTTTCATGGTTTTAGTATCTTCGTCAGGGTTAACTGCTTGTTCAGCAACTTGTTTCTGCATGGACTCATCTGTAGATGTAGTAGGATTAGTTAAATTAGATG